GAAGGACTAACTTCATTTAATTTTTCGTAAACAAAATTAGCATCATGAAAATATCTAGATTGATAACGCCCATCAATCTTTACAACTTCATTACCTTTAATATTTCGTTTAAACTTCATTAAATTTCTCTTCTAACCAATCAAAATCATTTATTCGACTAAGTTCAGTAATATTACCAATATTATTGCGACCAAACTCCATACCGCTTCTCGCACCTTGAATTGCGTAATCTCCGAATCGTCGTTCGGCTCCAACAGTTGTCCAAATCTGTAACCTCCTTTCCGTCTCTTCATCTACTTGTCCTCTAATAGTTCTGCTTGATAATTTAACGCATTCTCTAAATGCACTTTTCCATGTATTGAATTCATCTGTATTAAAAACAGTAATATTTGACACATATGGTACTGGTTTAAATTTATTAGATATGCTTGTTGTCATATCAGCAGTATCTGTTTTCATGTTTAAAGTAGCTTCTCTTGGAAGCAGTTTAACTCCTCCATAGCCATATTCTAAATCATTTATTGGGTTTTTACTGCGCCAAACATGAACACTATCTCTATCCCAAACAGGTACTTGATAATTAAATGCGAAATCGTCTACTAACTCTGCATCACCGTCAACTACCCAAAACATGTCTGTGTTACATAACTTTGCCGCTTCGATATGAGCTTGATGTATACCTTTTACACCGTGTACACGTTTAGCATTGGGTGCTTTAGATAATAAAGAATTCCAATTTTTATCAGCATTCGGTTCTTTATAACTTATAAAAACAACATCAAAATCTAATGTATTAGGTTCTGGGTCGCTGGCTATAATATCTATTTCTTTTTTATGAACAAAAAATCTATTGTCAAGTTCTCTATTTGTTATTTTTAAATTTTTTGGAAACAAACAGATACCATCATAATAGTCTTTATTTTTAAATACATGGACGTACTGTAAATCCCACTTAGTAGCTCTATGTGAAAAATCAAAATTATCTCTTACAATTAAATCATCCCAAACAACCCAAAACATTTTAGTAAAGGATTCTGAACTTAATTGTTCAAAATTTTTAATATTTTCTATCTTCTGTGCATTAGGAAATCTTGTCTTAAATTCTAACCATTTAGACTCATCTATATCGCTCCGACTTGCATAAAATAAATCATATAGCATCACTTGCCCTATAATAAGTATTACCAAGTTCTATTGTTTCGTCGTATAAGTCTAATATGTACTTGCTTTGTTCTGCATCTAAGTATGGCCAATCTAAACCTAGTTCGATTTTTATCTTTTTACCTAAATTAATAATCTCAGGAAGTAAATCTCCCTTCAGTGGATCTACTACTTCAGCATACAAATCTCTCAGAACTTCAAAATCTCTAACTTGCACATAATCCCAATCTGTGCAATTTGTCATATAAGTTCCTTGGCGTGCTCCTAGAATTGCATATAAACCGTTCTCTTCGTGAGCTCCAACCGTGGACCACATTCTTAAACGGTGTATATTATGCCACCATATCTGTTGTTTAATCTCCTGCGGAGGAACTTTAACTCCATTAAGTAGTGTCATTTTAACACCTTCACGGAATCCTGCTCGCCATGCCTGGAATGCGCTACCTGTTATAATGCTATCACTATATACTCTTGGAAAATTCTTATATCCATCTTCCCAACAGAAATCTACCTGTGCCCTGTCGCTTGTAGCATTCTCGTGTGTTTGCATATTAAGGACAAAATCTTTTTTCCATATTTTTAATCCGCCGTTGCCATAACGCAACCCGTTAATGCTATTACGTCCGCACCAACCATACACTTGTATTTTAGGATCGTCCATTTTTAGATCAACATCTAAAAATTCATGTCGAACAATATTATCAGCATCTACAGTTATAAACCAATCTGTTTCGCTCATTTCTGCCGCAACTTTGTGTGCGTGGTCGCTGCCTTTTACTCCGTGTACACGTTTTGCCCATGGAACTTTATTACATAAATCAGCATAATGCAAATCTGCATTAGGTTCATCGTAACTTAAAAATATTACATCAAATTCTATTACTTTCATTTGGTTTCTAATATATACTTTTTAAATAATCGTCTAGTGTAAACACTAATACGTTTAGGCAAATTATCTGTTTTTATAATTACCTTATTATCGTTTAATTCTTTTATTGTCACTGAAAATGTTTGATGAATGATGTGAGGATCATTGTAATCAGTAATTAAAAAATTCATTTCAGTCTCTCCGTCCCAAAAAATTCTTCTACTTTTAGTTTTTTGTGAACTAGGTGATTTAGTTCCCCCTAATTCTGTCGAGAGTTCAATAATAATTTTACTTTCATTAGGTTCAAATGTCAAGTAAACATCAAAATCTGTATCATTACTCCATTCTTTTGATATAATCCTATGTAATACATCGTCTATTTTTGTTAAATTTTGTACTTCTACAATTTCTAATTTTTCCGACGTTGGATCTATGAAACAAGAATGTAATTTAATTCTTCCTTCTAAAATATCAATTGCGATATCGGAAGGCAATTCTACTTTGTTAATATCATCAAAAGAATAATCAGGACCTACTTTTAATACAGATCCAGATATTGGATCAAAAACTGCAGAATAAGTTATTGCTTCTGGTTGAAAATTTTTAATCCATTCATCAAAATCAACTAATTCTTGTTCCATGCAATATCCTCTAGTATGCTAACAATTTCTAAGTCAACTTTGTCTTTTTCAACATAATGAACTATATCGGTTTGTTGATAATTACCAATTTTTAATTTTCCGTTAACATCAAAATAAAACCCTACATGATCTGAGACTAGATCGGCTGGCCATGCAAAATTTTGTACGTGTCCTTTCATATGAACTACTCTAGGAAATTCTAACGGGTAAGCAATATCATCAGAAATATCTAATATTTTTGATGCAAGTGCAAATGCTTCGTCAGTTCCTATAATAGAAGGTTTATAATTTAATAAGAACAAATTTGAATATTCGGTTGGATTTTTTATAATACTACGTCCTAGTTCAAAAAATTCTTTAACTACCGGTGTATCTTTCTTAAAAAAAGTATAAAAACTATATAAATTTGGTAAATCGTTTTTAACAAATGCTTGTCTATAATATGTATTGGTTACTAATTCTGATCTATACGTATAACTTTTATTTGCAATATACAATTCTGTATTTTCAATAAAATAATCAATCCAATGACTATAATCACGCATAAACAACATATCTGCATCTAAACATACCGTATATTCGAACGGGGTTAGCTCGTCCATCCAAGAACGCCCGTCCCAAAATGTTTCTTGGTTCCATTCGATAATATGATCGAATACCCATGTTGATTTAAATCTCGATAAATCACTTTTATCATCTATTACTAATGCTACCTTATCATAACCTTCTTTCTGAGTATTTTTTATACTCAACGCCAATGCATATGCTAATAATGCATAATCGACATTGTCTGATTTAGATACAACAATTAAATACCCAAAATTCATTTCAACTCCATAAGTTGTTTTGAATTACGTAAAATACTTCTTTTATTCATAACATGAACATCCATGCCTTTAATAGATGTTGCATAAAATATGTCATTTAATTTTTCAGAAACTAAAAAAACCAAATTGCCATCGTCATTCACAGAATGCAATATATCTTTATCAATGAATGTATTAAGAGCTGGCAAATTAATTCTGCTAGATGTTTCGAATCCGTCTAAAATATGTTTTGCTATACTAAAACTAATATCATTTCTATATTGTTTATCGTTAAATCTAAAAATATCAGCAAATAATTTATAATTAACTTTTATATGTTCTACTAAATCAAAAAATACCTTTGTTTTTTCATTTTTTGTAAACATTACAGTTGTCGCCCAATACATTTTAATTCCAGTATCTGAAATATATTTGTCGTGGTAACCAACACGCTCGTCTGAAACTAAATCCTTATAAGACTCTGCTATTAGAATATCTTCTTCTACGTTCCAATAATTTGATAAGCTATTAGAAAAAATTAAAAAATCGCTATCTATTAATAGTGTTCTTTCATAGGGGGTAATATTCCAAACAGAAAACCTATTACCATTAGTAAATGGAACAGTAGACGGAGCCGCACCATCGTATAGATTTCTAACATTTCCATATTCTGGTCGTTCTACTACAATTATCTTATCAAACAAACTAACCGCACTGTTGTAAATTTTAGATTCTTTCATCCAATCTATTGTAGACTGATCAGTAGCTAACGATACTGGAACCTTTAAATGCGTTTGTGCAAGATGTCCCGAAATCATAGCTGTTTGAACATAATCAATTTCTCGATTATTATGTGCAAAAATTAATACACCGTTATTCATTGTATTAACTTTTCTACTGAGCGACTTTTCTTCAGGCTTTGATACTCTTCGTAATACTCGTTAGTAGACGTAAAGTATCTATCAAATATTTCGTCTTTAAATCCTTCTAAATCTTCTATTAAAATAGGATTATCGTTGACATCTAGAAGTATTGCGGTTTTTCTCCCTTTAGAATTTAAAATTTCAACAAATGTTAATAAACCTCGATTAATTTTAAAAATTCCTCCGTTGTACCCGTAGGTTAACTGCCCTTCGATTTTTTCTTTTAAAGTTTTTCTTCGAATGGTAAGTGTTTGACGGTAATTGGAAAATTCTAAGGCTTTTTCAAGCTGTTCTTGCATGTGTTCTCCTAATTAAAGTAGCATATTATTTATAGTGCTAACTAGGAGAAGAAAAATTATTTTAGACCAAACTCCAAGAATCGAATGTTATAGAAGGAGTTTCAACAGTAAAGGTTCCGGCACTTGGCGGCTGCATAGTTCCGGTTGCTTCGATTGTTCTTATTGACACAGAAAATGTTCCATTCACTAAATCATCAGGAGCTGTGCGTTGTCCGGGTCCTGATGGAACAGCATCATCTGGGTCTACGTAGCCATCGTAAAAAGAAACTTTAAATTCAACAGTTGGAGCGGTACCTGCACTATTGCTTGTTACTCCTGGTGTTCTAGCATATATCCTATAAACGTTTGCTCCGTAAGGAGACGAATTAGTTCTGGTATACCAAGGGCTAACATAAGAACCTGCACATCTAAAATAATTTAAACCATCAGTTGGACTATCCCCAGTTCCTGGATATGCTCCACTAAACACCTGAGCGGCTGCTGTTGTTAACGTGCTAGACCAAGTATTATTTTGACTGCTAGATGTTCCGCCTGTTCGCGAACTTGTTATTTCGATCTGCGACCCTGAATTAAAAAAATGTCTTGCCTTTTCGGCGGTAGTAAATGTTACTGTAAAGTAAAAAACTAATTCGTCAGATGATGAATAACGTCCCCAGTTTCCTGCATTATAATTGCTTGTTCCAAAGTTTGTAGTTTTGTATCTACCTAACGGAGGTAATGTCAAACGATTCGCATCTAACGTATTTGCGACGCTTAACCAATATTCAACAGGTTGATCGGTAAGATGATATTTAATTGTATTGCCTTCGGATGGGGTAGGCAATGTTGGTACTGTATTATACTGATGTAGATGTGTATTAATTATATCATACTGTAAGTTGACATATTCGTTTACTGTTACTTTATTAGATTCTGTAACTTGTGAACTTTGTAAAACTTGCCCGTACCCTCTAGTTGCTGAGCCAGTTCCTAAAATATTAGCAATTTTGTCTCGAATAGTATTGTAATCGGTTTTTGAAATTTTATCATTAACAGCCATATTATTATTTAACCTCTTAAGAAGTTGATATAGTGCTAAATGAATACGTTGGAGATGTTATTGTAAATGATCCTGCAGCAGGGCTCGGTTGTAACGTTCCGGATGCTTTAATTTCTTGTGCAAATAAAGTTAATGTACCGTCAACTTGATCTCCTGGCGCTGGAGTGCCTGGATCTGTATAAAGATCCTGCCAAGTTGCACGCAATGTAACTACTTTAGCGGTTCCTGCAGAATTGTTTGCAACATCGCACTTTGCTTCTAATTTAAAAGTGTTTCCTGCATAAGCAGAGGAACCGCTTAAAATATAATATTGTTGATAAGAATTAGTTAAATTATAAAAACTGCAAGTGGGGTGTGTATCCGCACCGAAATCTTGTTCAGCTGCTGTTGTTAACATATTTGTCCAAGATGTATTTTGAGAAGTTGCAGAGCCGCCTGTTCTTGTAGAGTACATTCTTATTTTGCCGCCGCTATTAAAAAAATATCGGGCTTCATCTGCTGTGGAAAATGTTACGGTTAATGTTGCGGTAGCTGTTGAACTCCAAGCAGAAGATGTAGTAGCTGACCCTTCTGAAGATAAGGTAAATTGTCCTATTCCTAAATTAAATCTTTGAGTTCTAGCAAGATCGATTAAAGTATTGTAACGTGTTGGAGCGTCTGCTGCTGAAGGCGATATTACTCCTCCTGTAGCCGCTCCAGGAATTACAATCGATGGAGTTGTTCCGTCTTGGTGTACTTTAATGTTGATTATATCGTATCGCAAACCTTCCCATTGTGCTTTAGTTATTATTTGTCCCGAAACTGCAGGTGTGCTCTGCAAACTTTGTCCGTAACCGTAGGTTCCTGAACCGATTCCTAAAACTTCCAAAACTTTGGTACGAATAGAATTATAATCTAATGCCTCAATATTCGATTGGCTTGCTATTGTCATTATAGTACCACTACTTCAATTACTTTGATACCTTCTTCACTATTGCTTTCTAAAGCAATACCAAACACATTTTCGCCACTTCCAATAACAGCGTAACCGTTTGATCCTGCGACAAGTCTGTCACCCTTTTTAACTTTTCCGCCTACTTTACAAGGCACACGGCCTTTAAGTGCAATATATTGACCATCTGCTTCGCTATTCATCATATAAGCAGGATTTGTAGAAACAACACCAAGTGCTCTATCCCCTACTTTACATGCTTCAACGTCGTGCTCTACATCTTCGCAAACCGAAACTACTGTGCCTGGTGAATACTCTTGATCAGTTGTATATTTTTCTGCCAAGTCAGCATATCTTGCCGCTGTTGCTGTTCCTTTAAATAGGTTTGAAGTTATATCTCCTGAACTGTCTCTCACAACAACAGTCGATGGAGTTGCAGTGGTTGCTGAAGAAACATACGAAGCACCAGACTTTAATAAATCTGCTTTGTCTGCAATTCCTACAAATTGAGTTGCAGTAATATTACCGCTCGAATCTCTTACAGGAATAGAAGTCTTATCAGCAGTACTTGGCAATGTTAGTGAAGGTGAAATTGCTGTTAATGTATCTGCACTAGATGCATTACCTACAACATTACCTACAACATCTCCTGTTAATGTTCCTTTTAAATTTGCTCCAGCATAACCAATTTGTTTTGTGTTAGCATCAACCATAACGGTTGTATCATTTGCAAGTAACGTACCTGTTTGTATACCGGTTGTATTTCCTACAACGTCGCCTGTTAAGTTTCCGTAAAGGTCAGTAGCATGTACTTCTTTCCAAACACTACTAGAAGCACCTAACATATATGAATCCGTTGCTCCTGGCACAACACCGTCTTGTGTAATATTAACTACATTGCGAACGTCCGATGCACTTACTGTAATTCTAAATCTTAAAGGATTTCCTAAGCGATTTTCAAAAACAACTTCATCATCGTTCTCTACTCTAATACGTAAATCAGGAGCATTACCTACTGTAAATCCTGGATCTTGGAATGCAATCTCTTCTGTAAAAGTAATTGCACCTTTTTGTAAAAAGTTTGAAGCCTCTACGCCACCTAATCTTAAAGCGTTTGACGCATTACCCCAATATACAAAATCTGTGCTTACTCCGCTAGTATTTGTTTTTGCAAGAGTGAATCCTTTCTTGATATCTGTAAAATCATCGATAGGATTTAATGTGCTGTTAAGTGTAAATTCGTCTGCACTTACAATACCAATCACTTTACCCGAAGCACTAAGTTTTAAAATAGTATGATTTGTGTTTAATGTATCTTTTACAACCTGAGCAGTAACCGCACTTGCACCTAAGTCTGGAGATGCTTCCGGACCAACTAAAATAAATTCGGCTCCTGACCAAGTGTATAACTGTTTAGCAGAAGTGTCCCACCACAATTCGCCAACATCCAGCCCTGATGGAGCAGTTGTATTGGTTTCTGTTCCGTTTGCTACCTTCCATTTTGAACCGTCGTAGAACTTTAAACGCTTATTTCCGCTATCATACCAAATCTGTCCAGCAACTGCCTTAGGCGGTGCTGTAGTATTTGCAAAATTCTCTAAAATATGAAGGAAATTTTCATTTTGAACTTCACCGTAACCTGCGTAGTTTTTACCTACAAAACGGATATCGGTAGTGGTATCAATTGTACCGTCTTCTACCGAAGTTAAAAATGTTCCATTAAATCTGTCTACTTGATATGCCATAGCGGTTTCCTATTTCTTCCTTGTATTTATTCATTTATTGGTGGCAGCGGTTTTGGATTAAAACTGTAAACATTAGGATTATCCTTATAAGTTTGTATTGCCTGATTGTGATTACTCACTTTTTGATTAATCCAATTACACATTTCTGTAAATTCTGGTGTTAGGGGTATCCCGGCAGACATTAAACAATCTGTGATAATATTTAATTGCTTATGGATAGGGTACTTTGATAAAATTTCTTTATTTGTGAGTTCGTCAATGCCAATCTCTTCTAATAAAGGATAATCATTAAGAGATCGTATGCCACCGGTATCAAAATCGCCCCAGTAGTATTCATTCTCAATGTCATATTCCATTACTTTATGGGGGATATCTCCAAAAATAAGACGTGCTTCAAACTGCGAATCATACGGTTGAGCCGTCATTACTTGTGTTTTGTCCTCACCAAATATTAAAATCATTTTTGTCATCTTACTTTTCCCCAACTTAATGCTAGGCTAAATTTTGGCCTTTCATTAGTTTCGATTTTTGTCACTTCGTGTAATAAATTTACCGGAAATACTAAATGCATACCTGGCTCTTCGTCTACTAAATGACCTTCATTTTTTTCATCGTACCACTTAAAATGCGGAGCGTCCGATCTTAAAAAAATTAATTTAAACTTCCAATATCCACCAACACTATCCCTGTGCGGTTTAAGATAGTCTCCTGGGTCATATCGATTAATACAATAACCATCGCAAGATCTATCTTCTTCCGGGAGTGAAATATCAATTAACTCCCTTAAATCTTTTGGCATGTTCCAACGAAACATGCTTTTTAAACTACTTTCTCCGTATGCGGTTACAAAATTATATTCTTCGCCTTCTTTTCTTATATGAAAAAAATCTTCATATTTTTCTGCAAGATCTACAATCTTATCAACGTTCTTAATATAATTTGGTATCGACGATACTTCTATCATTAAACGTAACTCCAAACCCCCGAATATACCCAAGATGTTCCATTAGAAGTATATCTTAATTTATAACCCGAGTTACTTTGATAAATTGTTGTAGAAGTACTAACACTTGCTGTGCCCCATCTATACGCTTGAATCCATCTATTAGCACTAAAACTTGAACTCGATCCAGCATATACATAATTCACAATTAATTCAAACGTTGTTCCGCTACTAACTGTTTTTGCAGATATATAAGCTTCAATGATATCTCTAAACTGTGAAGACGGAGAACTTGTATTTACTGATGGACTAGTAATAGCTAGTGACTTCGGTCTTGCATTGGAAATAGCAATATCAACATATTCTGTTGTAGCAATCTTAGTGCTGTTATCGTTTGGAGATTGTGTAGTTGATCTTTCTGCATTTGATGCAATTCCTGTTACATTACCAGTAACATTTCCTGTTAAGTTACCAGTAACATTTCCTGTTACATTACCAGTAACATTTCCTGTTACATTACCAGTAACATTTCCTGATAAACTTGCTGTAATTGTTCCTGCACTAAAGTTTCCACTAGCATCTCTTGCTACTACTTTATCTGCAACATTATTTGGGGTACCGTCAACATTTAACGTTGTTGCTACTACGCCATCATAATTTGATCCTGTTAGATATGTTCCTACGTTTAATGTTGCAAACGTTGCTGCTCCCCACACAGGAGTTCCTGTTCCTCCTGATCTTAAAACTTGTCCTGGGGTACCTGCAGGAACAAATGCTGTTACACCAGTAGCACTTTGATAAGGTATTGTTCCGGCTCCGCCACCAACAAAATTAGTCGAAGATGTTGCTAGTGTAGCAGTATCTGCATTACCTTGTAGATGGCCTACAAAATCATCTGCATATATTTTTTTGAACGCCAATGCATCGCTACCCATATTAATTTCAGAATCTCTTACAGGTATTATTGACGGGTCCGCATCGCTGCTTCCTAATTCTATATTTCTAACAGCAGGAGCAAATAAAACTGAAGTTTCGTCGTTGGTTACACTAGTATCAGCAATCGCTATAGATAGTCCTTTAGTTTCTGCCGAAGAACCAACTGTTGGTAAATTGCTCGAGACTAATAAATTTAAATTATTTCCTGTACCGACTTCTATTCCTGCATCTTTAACATATAAATGTGTTAAAGTTCCAACAACTTCTAAACTTGAATTTCTAACATTTGATGCTAATTCTGTACCTGTAAGTGTTTTTGCGGCTGCCGGAACAGTAACATCTACACTGCCGTCAAAAGAAACACCATTGATTTTTACAGGAGTTTTTAATTTTGTAGTGGTGCTTGAATTTCCAGATAGAACAGGGCCTATCACCGTTGCAGCTTCTATAACATTAAACGTGCTAGTTCCTGTTGTAGTATTAACATTACCGTTTAAATTTGCTGTGATTGTTCCTGCACTAAAATTGCCTGCGCTATCTCTAGCAACTATCTTTCCGATAGAATTAGAAGTGCTTGCATTAATATCCCAGGTTATTTCAGTTGTGCCATCAAAATCATTTCCTAGTATGTAATCGCCAGATATTAACTTATTTGTAGTACTACTTTTGATTGTAATATCCGATCCACCATTAAACCCTACACCGTTAATTTGACGAGTAGTATCTAAAATAGTAGCTCGATCTGCTAGTCCTTTAAGATTTCCAGTTATATTACCTATCACCGACATTGTTAAACCTTGTCCAACATCGGTAATTCCAGGTATTGAATTTGAATCGTCTATCGTAAATGGTGAACGAGATATTACTCCTAATACTAAATCATCAATTAACAATTTTATAATAGGATAACGTTTTCCGTCTGTTGCTAAAATAGTAGTTGAATGTGTTCTTGTATCACCAAAATCTTCAGCAGCTTCTGGACCTATCTGGCGCCATTCACTGCCAGTCCAAGTATAAAGAACATTAACAGGTGTTTTTAACCAAAATGCTCCAACGGAAGGCACTGTTGGAGCTGTTATTCCTACTTGAGCCGATCCTACAATTGCCCAAGCGGTTCCGTCATAAACATAAAAATTACTGTCAACAGTATTAAACCATGTTTGACCAGATACTGGACGTGCAGGAGGCGCATCGTTTGCAAAATTTTCTAGTAAAAATAGAAAATTTTCATTTTGAAGTTCGCCGTACCCTGTATAGTTTCGTCCTACAAGACTAATAGTAGATGTAGTATCTACTGTTGCATCTTCTAAAACTGCAAACTCTACTCCAGAATATCTGTTAATTATATAAGACATGTAAATCCGCTCCTAATCTATTATGGTGGTAATACCGTATCGCTCATGTGTGTCCATACACCAAGCACGATTTGAAATTCTTTAATAATACGTGTTGTCGAGATTGGCGGGGCTGGTACTGTTGCTGTACTAATCGCAACACTAACTACTGCAGGTGCAGTACCTGAAGGAGTATTAAATGTTGCTGTACTTGTATTAATCAATGGGTTAATATCTAAGTTAGTTGTTGAATTTGAAAGCAAGGTACACAGTATTCTTGCCACTGAATCATCTCTAAATTGAGAATTCCCTATACCAGTTACACTTTCCGGCGGACACAGTCTGTTTAATATCTCATCTCTTATATAACTATTTGGTTTACCGTCCGATAAGTCCATACTAAAATATATTGGTCTTGTTTCTGCAATATCATCCACATATTCTTTAGTGGCAGCATCCTGTTGATCTACAGGATCTGCCATATTGGTTATTCTAGCTGTTGTGTTTAATTTAACATTACCGTAAAGCGTAGGATCTACATTACTTGCATCTGGATATAATTCTATATCGTCATCGTTTCCAAGCGTAGAAATTCTATTATCTTCTAGGCGCATCTGCGCTACCGGAGGGATGCCCGGTCCAATATTTACAACGTTTTGAATACCAAACGATGTAACACCTGGAATAGCAGTAATTCCTACACCTAAACTATTACCGCTTAATACAGTAACACCATCAATTTTAAACTCTTTGCCTACTGCTAAATTAAAATGCTCCGAACTAGTCCAAGCATTAGAAGCTAATGCTGGATAGTCAGCGTCTCCTGGATCTCCCAATTCTGACCAAAGCATAATGTGTTTGGTTGCACCTTCAAGAATAATTCCGCCGCCGCTTGCATTTGCATCAGTAGGAGTAACATCGTCTTGTTTTGCTAATTGTATATTCTTATCTTCGATAGTCAAAGTAGAAGCATTAACAGATATAGTATCTCCATTAACTGTTAAGTTGCCTTGAATAACCACACTACCACCAAAAGTAGCCTCACTATCTGTAAACCCTTCGTAGAAATCGATTGTTCGATTGCTGCCGTCAATTACAATTGCATCTTCTTGAGTATTGTCTCGTCTTACATTTAAAATTAGTTGTTTGTTAGTTGCTGCGTTTGAAAGAAAAACATTACCGTTGTTTACTGTTAAATTTGCTTGTCCAGCACTACCAACTACTAAACCTAAGTCTGTGGAAATACGAACTTGTCCGTCGATTTGGTTTGAGGTATCTTTTCTTACATATGTAATTGCATCAACATTTCCTAATTTTTCTGAATTAGTACAAGTTACATTAAACTTGATTCCGGACAATGTACCAGCATTAAAACCAGGTATAATATCTCCTGTAAATCCGTCTATTGCATTTTTAGGTGTAAACGAATCTTTTGAAAATATTCCAAGTAAAACTCCACTATTATACAAATATGTTATAACTCGAGTTTGGTTTAGTGAATCTAATATGCTATCAACAACTAATCCCGAAGTACCTTGGGCTTCTGAATAACTTGGTCCTAATAATATAGTTTGATCTCCATCGTAAAAATACAACTGTCTGTCTACATCATTAAACCAAAGATCACCTACACCTAATGTAGTAGGCTGAGTGCTACTAATAGTAGCCGAACTTACTGGAAGAAATGCATTTCCGCTGTAAACTTTTAGTTTAAGCTCTGTTGCATCAAACCAAATTTGTCCTCTAATAGGGCGGTCCGGCTCTGCTGTTCCTGCAAAATTTTCAAGTAATTTTACAAAATTCTCGTTGAAATGTTCACCATAACCACTATAATTTTTACCAATCAATGTTAAATCAGTAGAAACAATATCTACCTGACCGTCTGCTACCGTAGCAACAATGGTTCCGTCTGTTTTGTTAATTTGATAAGCCATCTATTTCTTTACCTTAGGTTACTGTGAATTTTGGTGGACCACTTCTAATAATATAGTTCAATGTCTGGTATGGATTCATAATACCGATCGGACTTCCTAAACTAAATCCTGTACTTGGAGTATTAACCCCACCAGAGTCTGGTAGGTATTGTGCGTCACCCGGCGATGTAGGTCCAAACCCGGATGTTGATGTAGACACTCCAGTAGAAGTTGCTGTAGTATCTCTCGAATTAGTTACTGCTATCGCAGCATATTGCTGATTAGCGGTTCTCATAGTGTGAGAGTGATCAGGCAAGTTTCCTAATGTTAGTGAAACAGAACTCTGACCTGATGACGCAGCAAGCGTTGAAGCTTCAACACCTTCAACTCTTGCCGGACTAGGTTCGCCGCCGCCAGCATCTACGAAACCTCCTGTAGCATTTGGAACAGTTTGCCCGTTGTCCATATTATGCTTACCCAATGGGAATCTACCACGCAAGTCTGGAAGTCTGTAAGTGTTAACGCCGTTTAGTGGTGCTGTTCCATTATATCCTGTACCGATAACATCGTATAACTCAGGGAATCTTGTTTTTTCAACTTCTGAACCATCACAAAATAAGAATCCTGTTGGTGCAGTTACACCTGCATACGGTAATATTGTTCCTATAGGAATACCTAAGTCTCCTACAAATACATCTCTAGATTGTTTAAGAAGACCACTCGAAGCACCTGCTGCTGCACTGCCTCTATAAACTAGAATATAATCTGTTTTTTCTGATGTATTTGGAAGTGGCTCATCTTTACTTGTAATAATATTTGCAGTTAGAGATGTATTAAAGATCTTAGTGTAGCTACCTACTTGTCCATCGAATGTTATGGAAGGCGAAGCTACGTCGCCTGCCATTGAAAATGTTGTAATATTTTTTAAGTTTGTTGCAGTATTTGCGTTACCAGTAATATTACCATCAATCGTACCAACAATTGTATCGGCTGTAATAGTTTTTGCTCTTACTGTATTCCAACGCAATGCTGTAGTACCAAGATCGTATGTTTCGGTTGAAGCCGGAACAATGTTTTTAGTTTTTGTTGTTCCTTCAACTAATAAACCGCTACCAACAATTAAACTTTTTGTTATTGCTGCTCCGCCTTTTGTTATAAAACTTCCACTACTAAGAGATGATGTTTCTTCATCTCCTGTAATTTGAATTTTTCCTGTAACTCCGATATCTCCGTCTACATCTAATGCATTATTCGGAGATGCGACATTTATTCCTACTTTATCTTCAATTACACGAAAGATTGTAGACGGTATTCCGTCTCTATTTGTTTGCAAATCGATTGAACTACCGGAAGCCGAGTTGTATATCTTTGCTGCTGTTGCTGACGTGGAAACATTTAAGTTTCCGTCTACTCCTATTACTATACCACTATTATTTCTAACATTTATTCCGTATTCTGTTGTGTTTATTTGATCGGATCTTAGAAATTTTCCTGCCGGAACAGTAACATCATTAACTATTAAATTATCTGCGCTCTCTGCTGTACCAATTAATTTAGGAAGTGCTCCTCCTAAGAAAATTGAAGCAAATTCTGTCCTTTCAGTTTCAGTTGCCGGTGTAGCAACATTGATTCCTGCTTTAACTAAAGCAAAACCTGAAATACCAATCTTTGGAGTAAATGTGTCTTTAGAAACTACTGCAACTGGAATATCTGCAATATAAAATACTAATATTCGTTTATCGTTATTATCCGAGTCTGCTACCGTCTCGACAGCAGGACCATATCTTAAACCATCGATGGTGCTTTCGTCAGGTCCAACAAGTATCCATCTTGTTCCTGTATAAATTCTTAACTGCTGATTTGTAGTATCAACCCAAAGTTCTCCTACTTTAGATTGTTCTACACCGGGCTCCGTAGGAGCTTTTTGTATATTAGATGCTGCTTTCCAGTTAGTATTATCCCACAATTGTAATACACCGTTCGCTGTATCATACCAAATTTGACCTTCGATTGGGTTAACTGGTGCAGTTTCGCTGGCAAAATTCTCTAATAAATGTAAAAAGTTTTCGCCGATAATCTGACCATATCCAGTAACATTACGTCCCGGAAATGTTAAACTAGTATCTTGACTTGAAGTATTGTCATATACTGTAATTGGAGTTTTATTATTACTATCTGTAAAATTAACTGTATATGGCATAATTAAACCTCAGTAAAACCTGTTAAACTTTGTATGCGAATTGTATAATCAATTTGCAAAATTCTATTAAGTGATTTTTGCACAGGATGAAAAACTACGTGAGTTAAAAGTTTGCCGTCACCTGCAGGATCATATGATCTCAATCCTAATTCATCAAAAACAAAATTACTGTCCATATCAACACTGTTATCAAATGCTTCTTGTTCGTCCGGTTCACCGTAATCTAGTACACAACTAATAATAATATCGCTGTATGTTGCACCTGAAATATGACGAATTTCCATTTTATTTCTAACAGGATCTACATTTTCTATGGCATTTTGATCTACTACTTTTGAATAAGTTTGATTATACAAACTAGAGTTAACACCAATTGTATTAGGCGTTAAGTATGTAATTAATCCTGTAGGATCAACTGTAGTTCCGCCGGTGCCGAACACCATTTCATAAATCCAACCTTCTCCTTGATTAGAAAGGCTTTTCACCATCGCCACACTCATGTTTTCATAGTGAATTGCATTGCGCTTGTCAATTAAGACTTCTCCAGTTTCTGGGTCAAAAATCTTAATATGCCCTTCGAAATTAAAGCCTCCTGTTTCGTTAGGACGTTTTTCAAGGTTTTTGTTGTTTTCTTGGTTTGACATATCTTTCTCTTCGGTTTCCATAGTGTATTTATTCAGGTAACTTGGTAGTCTTTTCCGCAATGAATCTAGCGATTGGAGAATTGTTTTCTAACAAAGTAATACCGCTAGTTGCTGTATTTTCTCCTCTATCGTACCAAGTATTACCAATTTTTCTTATAATTGAAATTCTAGTTCCAGCAGGAAGAGGTTGCGTTAAACGAATATAATCATTTATGCCGTCAACACTAAACTCTGCTTCTATTTGTTTATCACCTGCAGGACTGGTTGCAGAAATTGTTTCATCAAAAACAGTTACTGGCATTTTTCTAAGTCTAGTTCCTGCGCCAAACACTTCAATAGTGTCGCATTGTCCAAAATCATTAGGTATCGTGTTTCTGAACCAACTTGAACTTGCGCTCTTTTCTGGTACAAATCCAATAGGTCCAATTAATAGACTGCTTCCGTCGCTGTAAAAATCTACACGATCTTGATTTTCTTTGTAAGGAAGAGACTCTTCTACACCAGTATTAACAACAGGTGTACCTTTTGGTGACAATTCTTTGATTGACGACCCTAAAGATCCTCTTCTAAGTTGCGAAAGTATATTTCCTGTTTTCTGCAAATATTCGATTCTTTCATTGTTAATAATAACAACGCCTGGAATATTTCTAGAAGGTAATGGGGTATCCAATACCGAAGCATCTGTTACTTCGATTGTTAAATCATAATAGTATAAATCTTTTGCTAATGTGACTTCTGTTTCCGAGAAGCGTTTAAAATGATATACATTTAACATATCTTTATAGATTTCATAAGCACTTGGCAATTTGTAGGTATCTACACCGAACATAACAATTTTAATTAAATCATTTTCTGTGGTTTCATTTATTAATTCTACAACCTTACGTTTAGTTAATACAGAATAATCTATATCTTGTGTCAAACGAATGCCATTTTTATAAACCCATACATAACTTGCAGATAGTGGTTCCCTAGTTAATCGATAATGTATTTTACCTCCGGTATATTCATCCGATATCATTTTCATCGAAGGATATTCGCCAAACCATGTAATTTCTACTTTATCTCCTGGATTTAGTGCTACATCAGAATCTATTACAATATTATTTCCAATTATAGAATATTCTGCTCTAAAGTCGTTTTCAACTACAATCTCGTCTCCGATCGAAAGTTTATCTTCTAATACTGTTATTTCCTTACTAGTTCCGTTATAAACATAATCTGTAACGAAAATTCTTTCCACATTATTAATTAATACTCGAATGTTTGTAGGAAGAATTGCGCCTGCAGCTTCAAACGGATCTGTTCCTATCTGGAATACATTATTAGTTCCGTCATAAACTACATATTTAGAATCTACACCACGTAGTGCAGTTCCATTTACTTCAACTAACATTGAAGCATAAGCACTACCTCTTGACAGATTTACAAAATTATCTAAATCAAAGTTTCTAGAACTTCCGTCAATTGTTATTTCTTGACTGTTTATTCGAACAATTGGTAACTGTGTTGAATCTACGTCTGTTGCAGCTGATAAGCAAATAATTTTAACTGCTGCAAATCTTGCTGGTTTTTCAGCAAACTCAATTAATGTTCTATCAGTGGTATCGACTACATCGGTGCTATTAACAAACCCAACATCTTTTTCTATACCGTTTACTGTTACGAATACATTAGAAGTATCATCGTAATTAGCATCTGTTAAAAATAATGATGTATCGCCATCAGCTTCAAACTCCTGATAATCTAATAGATTCATGCCGCCAATTCCGATCGAAATAATTTCAATTACAGATCCTGTAACTGGTGCTGTTAATAATTCTACTACATTGTTAACAAAATCAATTTCATAATCTACACCTGCAATTTTCTTAGATTTATCAACATATACTAATACTGAATTATTTTCTAAAATATTCTGTCCTACAGCAAAAAATCTCTCGGTGCCATCGGCTAATATAATCTTACTTTGTACTGGAGCAGCTCCTTCTGGAGCTATCTGGAATACCTTAATACTAAAACTATCTAGTACTTGTCCAGGAACATTTTCTTCCGGTGAAAGGACCTGATCAGGATCAATAAATTTTCCGCCTTCGATAACAATTTCTTCTGCAGAAGTTCCGTTAGCAGTAGCATACGCTCCGTTCATAACTGCAAGACTTCCGCCTGAAATTTTAGTATCCAACAAGTTTGGATCCGATATAGTTACAGAACCGTCTGATTCTACAGGTCTGAAAATCAGAATGTCTCCTGTCTGAGTTTCTAAATAATCTTCTAATAAAACAGTATTGGTCGATCCGTCTCCGTAGAATGTTGGCATTTGTGCGTGAGGATTTGTTACAGAAGAACTGTCCCAGGTATTATCATAATTAGGATCGTCAATTCTTATTATTGGTGAATTAGGATCTACTCGTCTCAAATAAATGTTTAACTCTTGCCCTGCTTCAGGAGTGTATGGTAATGTAATAAAACTTGTGCTTCCATCGCAAACAACATAATAATCACTCGCCGCTTCAACGCTATCCCACCCATCAGTGAACCAAGGCAAAGCGTCCCAACCGCCAGTTACTTCAAATGTTGTACCTTGAACTTGTACTCCACCAAAGTCAATACCAGTCATTAATTGACCTAACTCTTTACCTTTCATCCCCAATGATGGATTATAGTACTTGTCTATTCTATTAACGCTATCTAATAACTCGTCATTTTTTTCGTAAACTATTTTAATAACATCTCCAGTTTCCGGAGGTGGGGTGAATGTTATTTTACCCTTCAACAACGAGAATGTATCTGTCGATGACTTATACAACGAAATTGTATATTCGTCTGCTAATGCTACTTGATTGTTTCTAGTAACTTGTATTTTACTTTTGTCTCTAGTTGGCGCATAAGACAAATTAAATACGCCGCTTGAACCAGACGCTACAAACGTTTCTTCGTATTCGTAATTACGATATACTCCGTCTTTTGTAATTCTATCAAACTTAATTCCTACATTAACAGTTCTAGCAACTGTATTACCTAGTATTGCAACTGCTTTGCCTATTGCTGCACCTGAAGGATTCCCTCCAACTATACGAACAGTCGGAGCAACTGTATAACCTGATCCTTCGTTAATAACTCGAACACCTACTAATCTACCGTTTGAAATATATGCTTGCGCTTCTGCACCAGTACCGTTACCTTCAATTACAACTTTAGGAACACTGGTGTATTCTTCGCCCGGTGCTGATACTTGTATTTCTACAATAGAGAATCCGTTATTATCATACCACCATTTCCAAGGATATTGTGTTATTCGATAATCTGATTTATTTACAGGTGTTGTTGTTCCAGTTATTGTATCATATGCTACCGGAAGATCAAAATCAGCAACGCCTGTTGGAGCATCATCTGTTTCTTGATATCGGCTTATGTATTTTCTAACTGTAGTTCTATATGGTTTGACTTCGTCAATATAGTCGGCATAATAAGACAACCCGTCATTTTTAAAGTTTGGTCTTCTACAAAAACATCCAATGGTATGAGTTGCAGTTAAGAAACTAGTCTTAAATGCCCAATTTATATAGTGCTGTTCTGCTAGAGCATAACGTATGCAAGAGAAGAATAACAAGTTCCATTGATTTTCATAATCCCCATTGAAAATATCATCTTTAAGAGCTGCTAAGATTTTTCTTACTTCTGCAGAATTTTCTACATCATACAATCCAGTATCAAATGATCTATTATTATCATATCCAATTCCAGATAATGTAGTATCGTATATTGTAGACAATAGTTCGATAGTACCCAACTCTCTTCCTACTAAGAGCAAATTATCAAAAGGATTTAATTCTGTATCTGAAATCTTTTCAAATACTGCCCAACCACCAGCACCGTATTCCTTAACTTTTATTAAATCTCCGACATTGAGATTTAGTAAATTTTCTTCATACAGCATACTAAATTCAGCAACAATTCTTGATGTCACGCCATATCCAGCCTTCCACCAATCTTTATATTGCCAATATCTTCTAGTATCAAACGATTGAGAACGTATTCTAAAGAATGATCGTCTGTCATCATCCCACGCATATATTCCCCAGAAACCGTTTGAATTTTCATCAGAACTAATAAGAACACTATACGGCCTTACCGATGCAGATGCTTTGGTATATTTTCTTCCTTTTGAAGTAACTGTTACTGAAACAACTTGTCCTTGATTGTCAATTGTACAAGTAGCTTCTGCTCCTGATCCATTTCCTTTTATTTCAACTGGTGGAGCAACTTTATAACCGTAGCCGGAATCAATTATATCAACTGATGCTATTTCTCCATCAACAATATTAGCTGATAAAGTAGCAGTCCTAATTCTAATTGTTCCTACTGTTTGTAAATCAATATAATTTTGTATAGATTCATCATACAAATTAAGAAGACTACTTGGTTCTTCTTCGAACGAATTTAAATTATCAAAATCAATAATATTTGCAAAAGGTTCTAACTCTAAAATTCCATTAACCCTATCTACCATCATTCGTAGTAGTTCAAGTCTATCTTTGAACATACTCTGGCGAGGACGGAATTTTAATCCGTATTTTTGTTTCTCTGGTAAGTTAGGATCTGGAACTCTATTTCCTTCTTTGTCGTAACCTACTATACTATCAATCCATTTTTCTTCTAGCTTAGTAGAAGGCACGCTTGTTGCAACACCTTCGCTCAATAATTGATATTCGTTATGAACTGGATTTTTAACTTCTATATCTTTATAATATTGTATGTTTAATAACGCCGTATCCGTTGAAATAACATTATCAAAGTTATAAGCAAGAAGTTTATCCGAATCTATCAATGACAAATATGTAATATTTAAGGATGAAGGATTCTCAATAAGCAACGATACAGTTGCCGCAGAAATTCTTCTTCCGACTACATCTGCCGGAATAACTGTGGTGCTTTTTACCCAGAAATAGTAATATGTGTCAACTACTTCTCCTGTTACAGGATTATAAAATTGTTTGACACTATAAACAGTATCATCTGGATGCTTTGGCTGTCCTGAAATTCCTACTGCTAATCCTTCGTTTGTATCAGCTAATACACTCCACTCCGAAGGCAACAGTCTTGTCTTAACCCATTCATAAACATCAATACTTGCGCCAAACGCTAACGAATTCCAATTACCAACACGATAAGCAATATCTCCTTGTTCGTAATGAACCCATTTAGCAGTACTTAAATCCCACCATAGTTGTCCAACATTCTTTTCAGACCATGCTGTTCTCGCATCGACTACAACACTGTCTGTTCCTATTGTATATGTTGCAGGATCATACAGTGTCTTAAATTTTAACTCTTGCTCAGCAATGTCAAGAATTTTAAGTTTTGCGTGATCTACTATGTCAACATCTTGTATTTTTAAATCATTAACATTGTCGTAAAGTGCAATATTTTTTAATTTTTCAAAATCAACAACAGGAGTCTGCTGTGTTAATACTTTAAATGAACTTACTCCTGATTGTTTTGTAAACGCTCTAACCGTTCCAGTCTTAGAACCATCATATAATACAAATCCGTCTAGTTGTATATTAGGTTCGATGTAATCAGGCGATCCTACTATTACTTTGCTATCAGTACATGCAACTGACCAACCAAACGACTCATTTAATGATAAATCTGTTTCTAACTTTTCTGTCAGCAAATAACGCCCGTCTTTGAGTTCATAGACATAAACAGATCCAGCAAACCCTTGTTTGCTACTAAAACTAGTTCTGCCTTCATCAAATGATGTTGTTGAACTATCAAATCTTACAGGTAAATCAAAAGGAGAATTGTTAGCACCTACAGCAATCATTCCTGTATTTGGACTAATGCATATGCTTTGTCCAAAATATTCGTTCGGATACTGCTCATAACTTTCTAGTTTTTGCTTCAATCTAAATTGCAAGAAAGAACTATCTGAATCGTATTTGAACACATATGCAGATCCTTGATTCTGATAATTAATATCAGCTTTTGGACTAGAAATTACAAGTGTATTTCCTGAATAATCCAACGACATAGCGTGAGCAAACAAGTCGCCTGAACTAATTGTTTCGTCTGGGTTTAAATCATTAATTGCTTCTAAGCTGCCGGCTGTGATTGTCTGATCTAGGTTATAAACACCGTATTCATTTCGTCTGTATACGTGTGCTTTTCCTATAGGCTCAGCAGAACTATCGCCAACATTTGTCCATGGTAATCCTTCGTCAGGTGGCTGGTTGTAGCTTCTAATCGTTGAATCTACAGGATGCCAACCATCATTAATTAATTTATGATAATGATCTTGGTATTGTACTACTGCTCCTTCCACATATTCAACGTCTGGTCTCCATATACCTTGATAATTTGCAAAGTATTGTCCATCTGCTTGCGGAGAACCTACAACTAATACACTTGCATCATAGTTAGTTGTCAAAGTTGTTCCAAACTTATCTCCATACTTGATAAGTTCTGCCAACTGTGTCGAAGTTAGCATTCCAGATGCTAATGTAGAACCGTCATCTTCTAATGAAACGCTTTGCGGCAATGAACATTGTGTTACTACTGAGTCTAATCTTACCCAATCGTTGGATAACAATGTAATTGTGCTACCGTCTCCGTAATTGTCTGCGGTTGCTTCCCAAAATGCACTTTCTTGCCAAACAATCGATCCTTTAGGATAAAATGTAGATCCTGTATTATCGTATCTTCCTCTATAATTTGGATTTTCTGCATGATACCACTTGTTAGTTGAATCATAATTAAAGATATAAACTCTTCCTTTTTCGTTTAAAGAGCCCGTTGCAGAAACTATCATTGTGTAGCCGGTAGTTGTTTTCCCTATAACTACACTAGATCCAAATAATTCATTTTCGTCAGGTCGAGGACTTAATAAAGTATATCTTAAGTTCCATTGTTGATCCGCATATTCGTAAGCAAACACCGCACCTTGATTAGAGAAACCTGGGTGTGTTCCTGTGTCATACCCTTCAATTACAAGAGCTGGTTCCCAATCTTCGCTATAAACGTTTATTGTGCTGCCATCTCCAATTACATCTCGAGTGGCTTTCCAAAGTTTACCGTCATAAAGAACAATATCACCGGTTAGGTAAGTTTCAGAAGGATCAAAAATTCCGTTAAAAGCAGAACTAATTCCGCTGGCGTTTGGTGCGCCTATAATTAACCATTTATCGTCCGGACTCTTTGCCATAGACAATCCAAACGAATTATTAAGGTTGTCTTTAAAGTCATCTGGCGGTGCAACAATTTGTTTCATCTTTAAACCGGAAGAGGTTTCGATGTAGCTCATTACATAACCTGCCGGTGGCATACTAGCAAGTATGTTAGTTGTTGTATTATTATAGAGAACTTTATAGCCTGTTTTTATTGGGTCTGTTATACCAAAATCTGCTATTCTATTATAAGAATATTGTTTTTGCTTTTGTACAACTTCCCACAACCCATTTTCGTTGTGATCTATCCATAATTTAGATCCGTCTTTTAATAATGCTGCTGATTGTAATTCAATATCATTGTAAGAATTAAATCTCGACTCTTGCAACACATACAATCCAAAATATGTACTTTGATCTATCTCAGGCTCTTGTGTATTTTCTGGAACTTCGATAGTTACATAATACTCGTTAAAGATTCCATCCTTAACTGTTTCAACGTTTGAAACTTTGAAAAATCCAACCAAGTTAACAATTGTTTTAATACCTATAATATCTCCTATTTCAATATTATGAGGTTTATTAATTGTAAGTATTGCGTCGTTATTATTTCCTAAAACTGCATTAACTACTAGTAACTCTTGTGCATAATGAAAACGTAATACAGTCCAAGTATCATTATCAAATGTTACCCATATGTGGTCATTATCATTAAATGCAGAAATATCTCCTGTTAATAAATCATCTCGATTTCTTATAACAAATGTAGGTTGGTCTGATTTAACATAACCTGCTGTACGAATTGGTTCTGCATCATAGGACAATAAATTAACATCTGTGGTGAATGGGATAGATTTTATTGTGAAATCTTCTTCAGGAACTCTATAGTAAAAATCAATAAACGTGCCTGGATCATTTTTCACCATTATTAATGGTTGCGGATCTGTTTCAAATTTATTCTTAAATAATTCGATTTCAGTTTCTACAATCTGATCAGTGCCGCCTAGTTCGCCTATTCTAAATGCCCATTCTTCATTTAACTCGATACTTCCACCAGACTGACGAACGCTCAGTTTGTCAAATACTTTGTTAATTGAATTCGCTGTACCTTTTTCTCTAATAAATCCTTGGTATAGCTGGAATTGTGTTACAGGATCTTCTGCTAGATTTTCTAGATATTCTCTAGTTTGATAACCAATAGCGTGCCTTGCTAACTGTCTTTGAGTATCGCTTAATCCGTCTGTTGACACATCGAAGTAATCTTCAAACTCTGCAATTCTGTAATCAAAGTTAGGAATTAAGCTCTTAGTTGGATTTGAATCTAAGATTGTCCAATAGTTTGCATTAAACGTTTCTGTTCCGATATGGTTTGATTTAGAAGTCCAATATTTTGATTTGTAACCAACAATGTCTCCCAATCGATAATCTTGGAAAGGTGTCCATTTTTCAATAGAAACATTATCAAATATAAACCCTGGGCTGGTATAATCCCCGTCCCAATCCACTGTGCGGAATCCTTGAGATTTTATTCTTTCTTGTCGATAACCAGTTGCTTTATCAAAAATTATATCATTGAAAACAGTTCTATGATCAAATACTGTAATATGTTCTTTTAACACAAAATGAAGTTTTAAGTAATAGATACCTTGACTAGTGTTTTTTGTGTTTATAATAAACTTTTTAAAATCTCTCTTAACATCGATATATTTTGGATCTAATGGTTGGCCGTTTCCTTGCAAGACATTATAATCGTAGAAAGAATCTAATAAATTATCAACTACACCAACAGACCCATCAATTTCAATAGTAGATGCTGCTGGACTTAATGTTATTAAAGATCCAATCGCCCAGTTATGTTTGTTCCAGAAAACAAATTCTTTACATGCTGTTGTCCAGTCTTGTGCAACTTGAGACTCGCCATCGTAATTATTAAATAAAAATCCTTCACTCTTTAGGTATGCTTCATAACCTAATAAGAAATCTACAAGCTCTTGAATTCTTATAAATTTAGTTCCATAACTTAATCTTAAAACTTTTAGGTTGTTAAAGTTTCTTCTCTTTTGAAATTCTACAGCACCCACTAACGGTAATTTTGGTAATTTAGCCCAAACAGTTGTATCAAACGAAGTTGTACTAGTATGAGTTTTTAAACATCTATAATATGTACCATTGTATTCTGCTACAACACCGTTATTATATAACTGATCTGCTTTCCATGTAACAAACGATTCACTAATTCCACCAACACTGATTGTTGGATCTTTTTGGTTAGCTCGAGGTTGGAAGTATTCAAAATACGGTTTTGTATCATCGTATCCTGTAACAATCCATCCGCCTTCAGTTTTTTGTACAATTACTCCGCTGTAGGTTAATGTTCGAACAGGGGTACTAACATTAAAAATAATATCGTAATTTTCCGGAGGGATATAAATGTTACCAGATGATGAACTTGGATTTTTACTATCTAGCAAATATTTGTGTTGGTTTTTATCAACAAAACCTGATAATCTTGTAGACAACTTAACATCTAGATTTGTTAAAGCATCTACGATATTTGATGCGTCAACACCAAAAGATTTGGCATATGATGCAACATAATTTATTAATCCTGCAGACAAATCTACACCAGCGACTGGAACAGTTATATCTTCTAATGTTTGATACAATAATGTATTTTTATTAACCAGTTGCCCTGCAACATTTCTAGTTGTTACTGATCTGTTTAAATTAGACGTAATAAAATCAAACGGTCTTAACAAGCACATTGCTATAGTTACAGCGAACGGCCAGTCTGAGCTAGATCTCCAAGCATATTCTACTGGAGCAACATCACCTAAAACAAACGGGCCTTTGTTATTAATTAATGTGAAGTTATTTGCAAGACCTGAATCCAAAGGACTTAACAAGTTACCTTCGTCGTCTACCGGTAAATGATTTAATATTCCTGGTCTCTTATATCTATCAACAATACCAGCTCTGTCTCCTTGACGGATTATACCAGCTTCTAAATCTTCCCACAAAATTAAGTTGCCGCGTGTGTATGGTGCGGGTCCGTATTCTTCTTCCCACCAATCTGGTTTTTCAGAAAAACCTAACATTTCCCACGGACGAACATGTGGTCTATCTGTATCATAGAACCATTTGTACACACCTCTCCACCAACCTGGAATATTTTTAGTATCGGTAGGATCGGTCATATTTGAATAAGTGTAAGTGAAAGAGTCTTCACTATCAAAATATTCATTTAATGTATATCCGGTATTTGTGTTGTTAATCCATTTTAAAAATGTTTGAGTAACAATGTCGTCGAACTCTGATTTAGAATATAAACCGTAGCCGTAATAACTAGACACTACTTTATCTAAATCAAATACATTGTGATCATATTCAATTTTAATATTATTATAAATTCTTAATTCAAGTTCTAATATTAAATCGTCTCTAAAATCACCGTAAGTAAAAATAATACTTCCGTCGTGTCCTTGTATTACTTCTCGTGGCGTAGAATACGTGTCGTCGATAAACTTCATAGGTCTGTATTTTTTATACATACCTAAAACAGTTGGCGTAGGAGGAATATGACAAAATGCTGTTGTTACATATTCTCTAATTTGAATTCTATCTCCTTCTGCTAAATCAACAAACAGTCTTACAAAACCAAAAGTACCATCAAACTCATAATCGGCGCCATTTAAAAGTTGTCGATTATTTAGATATACATATACAGCCTTTCGACTCATTTCAGTTAAATCAAACTTTTCGCTAAGTGCAAAAGTTTTTATTCCGGTGTCTTCAACTTCATAATCGATAGAATTATAAGCACCCGTACCAATCATGTCGGTATCAGCAAATGGACTTTCAATATTTTTTGTTATTGTTAAACTTTTAATAATATCATCTAAAAAGTCTGCAATATTTTCATTAAAATCAATCTCTGTTGATTTGTTAATCAAGTTATTTTTAAAACTAGAATATTGATTCTTAGAATATTCTATAGATTTAATAATATTATAAGTTTTATCGCATAATAATTTAACAGATAATGGTGTTATACCAGCATGCTTCATAAAACGCTTTGCGTGCTGTTGATAATCTGACAAATCTCTTAAATTAGAAGGACCAGGTATTACTCCATCAAACCTATCATCAAATTCTAAAGAACTGTTTAAATGATCTAATGCTTGACCTAATGTAAACGATTTTAATTCTTCGTTTAGAGGATTTTTTTCTAATCCTTCAGGCAATTCATAATACCCATTCTTAGGTTCAATATCTGCTAAAATCTTAACTGACAATACATCATTTTCATTAAATGTGGTATTATCAAAGTAGAATGTATTTCCTCTTCTAGTGTACGTGTCTCTTAAAGGATAACCATTTAAATAAAATTTAATTATCGACTCTTCTAATTGATCAAATTCATCCCAATCTACAGTTAATAAAGATCCGCCTGTGGTTTGTCTTATTAAAACTGTACTGTCAATTATAGGTTGCAATCTGTCATTGCTTGTACGAATCCACCCGTTTACATATTCGCTACCTAATTCGTAAAATCCTGTTGAAATCTTTTTAGAATAGTTAACTTTTTGCTCAGTCCACGTAAATGTATCAGTATCCCAGTCCCAATTAAATTCAATATCGCCTACGTTATCAATATTGAGATAACTTAATGGAAAACCTAATTCTGGATCTATTCTTCCGTTGCCTTGTTTATAACTTAAAATATTACAACCATTAAATGTATTACTTGGATATGTTTCGGCGTTTCCAAGACTTACACCGTTTTCATTGAATACATCGAATTTAGGAGGTTGGTTAACTGTTGTTTTTTCTTGACTTTTTACCCATTTAGAACCGTCATAGTGCAGCATAGTGCCAGAATTTTTATTTCCTCTGCGAACAAGAACACAATCGCCTAATACCGATTCGGCGTCCTCTGTTTCAACTAGATTTATTTGACGTTTTCCATTGTGAGTTATAAAATTAACTTTATAAATTTTATTATTTGCTAAACTATCAGTGTCTGCTACTACAAGTATTCTTGCTCCTGCAAATAAAAACTCTCCGTCAACATTGTAGGTTGAACTTCCTTCGATTTTTGAAAATACATCTGTAGTATAATCATCCACATAGTCAACAGTTTGTTTGGCATTTATTCCGTAGTTAAACAATTTTAAATTTGGCAGGAATTCAATTATTGGACGTTTTGCTCTTGCAGTTTCGGGTGCTTCAAATACTCGACCTTTTTCTGCATACGCACGTTCAATGGCATTTCTATGGAACCATCTATTATAACGACTCCACGGATTATTGTCTTTACTACTTCTAGAAATAGTGATATAATCTTTTACTGATGGAAAACTAGTCGCATCATCAAAAGGTTGCGTATCAAAACCTTCATTATCATATAATACCTCAGGAACATCCGATGTTAATGTAGGTGCAACTAAATCTTCGAATTTTATTAATTCTATTTTATTTCCAACGCCCTCAATTAACCAGGTACCTGTAGCATACTTTTCTGGTAAAACTGTATTTTTAAATTCTACAATTAAGCCATTTGTAAATTCAACGTCATTACTAGAAGTGTAATATGATTTTCCTAATATCTCCTTTTCAACATCAATCAACGTATTGGTATCGATGTCTGCGATAATAAATCTCCCTAATCTAAAAGGATCAATATCACTTTGATAATATAAATGATCAGGGGCATCTAATGGAACTGTAAACGTTAAAATTCCTTTTTTAACTCCGTTATTAGTAACACCGTCTGTGTAGTCTAAACTATCTCTAGAAGCATTTTTATCTAATAATTCCCAATCTTGGCTATCTATATCTATACTGCTTCCGTCGCCTGCATCAACATCTTGTTTTGCACGCCATAATTTTCCGTCATATACTGCAAGTTCTCCGGCACTATAATCTCTGTTAGGAACAAATAATAATGATCCGGTATCATAATTTGTTCTTAGTGTAAATCCTTCTCCGGGAGAATTTACATTAAACTCATATGTTTGTCCTCTATATAAAATTAATTCAGGATTAATAGAATATCCGTCTGGAGTGAACACCCATCCTGATCCAATTCCTTGTTTAACTTTATATGTGCTTTGTATTCCTTGACGTTGTCCTTCAACTGCGACTGGGCTTGGTCCAAGAGGTAACCAATAATATTCTCTATAATTTACAAACTTATCCCAATCAATAGGAGGATTCCAACTGTAATGTTCTTGAAAGTTTAGTTTGTTATCTTTTTCGTTAGTTGTTCCAAAGAAATTTAACTGATTTTTAAAATCTAAATAATCATAAAAATCCGTTATGTTTTCTTCGTTATCAGTTGTAATGACACCTGGTTCTAATTGATATCTACTTCTTAACGTTTCGTTGGTGTCTAGATAAATGCTAGAACCATTAAATGTTTTTCCGTATCGGCGGCCTACATATCCAACTATTCTATCCAACACACCTGGTTGAATTAAAGGATCAAATGCTCCTGCAAAGAACTTTTCGTTTGCAGTTGTTCTAAAAATATTAGGTAGAAAATCTACCGTTCTTCTTATAGGTAATTTACTTTGAGGGAACGCCTTTTCATCCATTATGTATTACTCGTATTGTTACCAACTTCTGAAGTTGTAATAGCAGATACTATTTCCACATCGTCTACTTTAGCACCACTAATAAAAATTTCGTCTGGTTGACTTTGAATTTCAAACAAACTTCCAAATCCCTGGTCGGCTTGTCTAGGAACTATAACTAAGTTGCTGACATCTAGAGATACTTGACCTAGTATGTAAGTTGTTAATTCGCTTAGGTAGAATCTGTCACCAAAGTCCCAATTATCAACCGAGAAGAACGAATTTATAGCAGAAATTATTCTAACCTTTAGATTGTTATCATTTACAGATCTTGAAGGATTTTTAACTACTTTAAATTTTGCCTGTACTTTGGTATCTGCTTCGGCACCAAATAAAATTTTATATTTTACTGGGTGGAAAACTATTTCATCACTTATGCTTTTTATTAAATTCAATGACGATCCGTAACTTCTACTTAAACTGTCAGTAGTTGGACGTTCAGGTTTAACAGAAGATCCTCCTGAAAGATATCTTCTGTAATCTATATCATAAGCACGTGTCAAAAGGAATACATCTATAATGTTACTAACGCTAGGATCTATACGTCTATTATCGCTTGCATTGTGTATATACTGGAATTTAATTCCTTTTCTTCCTATATTGGCTGTATACGAACTTTCTAAAACAAGTGTATTGGTAGTCAAATCAACACGCTTTACACGATCTTCATTAGCATCATAAAAATAAACAAGTTCCCCGTCTAGCATTTCGTCTTCGGTGCCTGGCCAGAAATCAAAAGAAGTAATTAAAGATTCTTTTTGATAAACTCTAATTGGAGTTGTTTCAGTGTCTACCAATTCATATACTGTAGAACCATAATTGTCTAAAGTTTCATTGAAAAATAAGTAGTTTAAATCTAAATCTTCGCCTACAACTTTTTCAAAAGATTCTGGATTATCGATAACTCCATCTGCATCCGAGTCGCTAAATGCTATTTTAACTTTGTCTGTGCTTTCATACCCGTCGTCAAACTTAATTGTGTCGTCTATTTCAAAAACAACATCATTAACTAAAGGAGATATTAAATCGCTTGCGGTATTAATACCTAAAATTTTAACTTGATCTTTTGCAACTTCGCCGGTTACTGAATTATAAGACTTTTCATTAACATCAAAATAAAATCTATTTTGACTAATGCTTCCAAACACATAATCTAAAGTTCTAATTCTAACAACATATTCGTCTGCTTTTTTAATGAATGCTACCATCCAAGATGAATCTAAATTTTCATTAGTAGTGTCGCCGGCTTTACCTAAACTAAATGGAGTGTTAGTAGATAAATTAGCGGTTTGAATGATTTTCCAAGAAGCTGTAACTCTATCATAACGTAATCCAAAGTCTATATTCAATAATATAAAGTTTGCAATTTGTGTTTCTAATGTAGGACTAAGATCATTAACAAACTTTGGAACTATTCTGCTGGCTATCGCGCCGCTAGGAACAATGTCACTAAACACAACGGGCCCTAACCCTGTACTTAAAATTCCTCTTCCAGCATTAGTACCGTCACCTGATACGCTAACAACTTTTGTCCAAATATAAGACGTTTGTTTAGAATCCGTAGCATCTGTATCTACTAGTTTTCCTTTCTTAAATGATTTACCTTCAGGAGGAACAAATTTAATACTGGCTCCTGATAATACATATTTTAGACTGTTTGTTGCGTACGATGCAACTTTAAGCAACCCGCCGTCTACATAGTTTTGAAAATAACCAGTATTCTTATTAATATCTTCAGTCACACTTACCCAACGTGTATTTGTATCTGTAAATAAGATTTTACTAAACTTGGTTAGATAAAAATTATAAACATCAGTACTAGTGAATACCGGCTCTAGTTGATTTTTAATAAAAGTAATAACTTGTGTACGGTTGGTATATTTAAAACTTAAAGATCTCAACCCTTCTTGTTTATAAATGTATCCGTCATCAGCAAAAACATTAATACTGCTATACTTTCCGCTTGCATCGATTACGTCAAAATTTCTACTAATTCCACTTGATGTTCTATTAATTGCTTTTACTTTTAAAATATCTTGACTACTTGTTAACGGTGCTAAATTGTAATCCTCAGCAGTAATCATTCTGTTTTGCGTGTAATACTGTGCAGGAGCATTTTTTCTTATGTTTGCAATACTTTCAGCAGAACTTGCTGAACCTACAGTAACATCCAACCCTAGTCCAATAGTTAATGTATGTTCGACGCCTTGTTTATTTTGATATCTAACAGCAATAGAAATATTTCTCATTTCGTTTGGAGAAATATTATATGTTAGCCCATTACTAACTCTATAATAGACTCTAAATGGTCCTTGTGGTAAGTTACCGTATACGCCGTCGGCGAATACTAAATCGATCTTATCATTTTCTTTAGTTTGTATAGAATAAAAATTTCTAATTCCATTTTCAATACTGTTGTATGCAATGTTATTTCCCATCAAACTAGATACTTTTGCCCACTGCGAAGACTGAGCACCGTTTGATGTCATTTTAAACAACCACACATCGTCGTTGTTGATATTTTTACTATCAATACTTACTTTTTCATTTGTTGTCGGAACGCTAATTGCAAAATCTGCTACTTCTAATGATCCTTGTTTAAACATTAAAAAGAATCCGCTATTAGCACTACCTGGACCTCTTCCGTCTTGACGATATACAAATCCCAATTGATTTCCAGGAACCGGAGCTTCTTCATAAATTGAATTACTATTTTTAAACGACGTACTAACAAGTTCAAACGTCATACGTTTTCCTGCAACTGTTTTATTAAAGGTATAGATTGGAACGTCTGAGTTTATTGTTCTAAAACGATATTGTTGCGAAGCAATGCCTTCAATTGTAGCATTGCCCTGGCTTCTGCCAAATTCAGTATTATCTGCCATGGCGGCATTAAGAATCAAAGTAAACTGTTCTGCCCAGTTTGCATTTGTTGGATCGTTCCAAACAACAGTTTGTTGGGAAAGATTTTTTCCGTTACTATCTACTAGTTGTTCGCTTGTAGAAATAGATTTAAACTTTAATAAACCTTTAGCACACTTGTTACGCTTTGCATTATAAGAAAGCATACGTGCAATTCTTAATACACTTTCTTTTCTACTTGCAAGCTCTATAAAATTTTCTCTACTAGCAAGATCCACACGGAAA